CCAACCTCATCTTGTAATTGTTTTCTATAAACGGCACTTCCGTTTGTTCTTATCATTTTACTACAAGCTTGAATTAGTTCGCCACACTCTTCCATCAAGATTGTATATGCTTCTGCTTTTTTATCCATATAAATGTTTCCATATAAAGTTGTTTGTTTTTCTTTGTTCCATTGGGTCTTTTCTGATTGCATCAGTTTTCAATGGTAATTTGTCTCTATCTAATATCTTTTTCGGTACTAGGTTTTTAAATGTTTCTTTTAGTACAGTCTTTTCTCCCATTCTTTGTGACCAAGGAAGATTTAAACCGTGTACAATAACTGCTGGTGATAAGAATGGTGCACGTAATTCTATAGTGGATCGCATCATTGTTCTATCTAACTTAGGTAAGTGGTAATATGGTAATTCACAAAACACATCTGAGTATTGGCTATCATATTCTTTTGCTCTACGATAACCACCGAATAATTCATCTGCACCATCACCGGTTAATACGTTATGAAATTCTAATTCTTTTAGTTTTTCTGCCATAGCAATTTGTGGTTTAACTGAACCTAAATCTACTGGAGATTGATGTACTTGTATTGCATACTCATCCGTCACACCTCCTAGTTCTACGTCTAACGCATCTTTATCTACAAGCTTAGCATAACTACGTTCTTTATTTTCTACGTGTATAGACGTAACGTTTAGTCCTTGTTCTTTTATTAATCCATGTATAATAGTAGAATCTAGTCCACCAGATAATAACATAGACACATCTCTAAATCCTTGACATCTTAATTTAACAGCTAAGGAAAGGTCATCATATAGATTTGTAATCGGAACTAAGTTCCAATCCCAATATGGATATTCTCTACCTTCGTATAAAAAGTGTCCAGGTTTTAATTGTGATATTTCATTCCATGGTGTTTCACCAGTTGGGTCATATCCCCATTTCATAACGTTAGCATGGAACTTTTCGTTATCTGTGACTGGACCAAATTGTTTTAGTACATCTATTTCGCTTGCTGCTGCATCTACATCTCTTCGATAATATACAGGTTTAATTCCTAAGAAGTCTGTATAGATGATAGGTTTCTTATTAAAGAAGGTAATAAAACTCCAGAACCCATCGAAGTTATGAAAGAATTCATGAGACATTTCTTCGCGATATGTTTCATGTATCATTATTGCATCAGTTTCATAATCACCAAAATCTTTATAATTAAATATTTCACCAACAAACATACTTGGTGGTTCTTTATCTTTTTGAATAGGTTGAATAGCTATATCTGGATTGGGATCGACCATTGGTAAAGCAATGTGTGCTAAATTATATCCTTCGTAATGTTGGAAACCTTTATATTCTGGTAATCCACGATAAGACATTTGTTCTATGTACTTTATTACATTATGTTTTGAATTATCTTTTGCTATTAAAAATCCGCACATTATCCATTCACCATTTGATTTAAACTATATTTGTCAACAACAAAGCAATGTAAAGAACTAGCACTAAAATTCATAATACCAGGTTCTACATCTAATTCAGCTTCTCTTATTAACCATAAAGCTAAACGATTCGCAAAGTATAAGTCATTATGTAAATGACGCATAACATCGCAAGAGCGCATGTGATATGCACAATGTAGTTTTCCATGTCGAATCATAAAGTGCCAACCAAAAGTACAAGGTACGCGTTCACCTTGACTAGCAGCAGTAAGATCTTCTGGAAACCATATTGGAATATAGCATTGTCTTGTTGTCGGTTCTTTTGAAAGTAATTCTACTGCAGTGTTTAGATTAGCTATATTAAATCTAATACCCTTTTGAATATTTCTATCTTGCCACATACGTTCTGGATAACTATGTGAGAAAGCTTCATCCATTAAATATTTATCTGTATCTTTTAACCAATGTACATGCGATGGCGGTGGGTTGCAAGGTATACCACCAACACGTTCTCCAAAGTGTTCGTCTGCCCATGGTTGTGTAGCTTTTAATTCATTACTTGCAAGAACTTCATCGTTATACATTTGACCTTGCATAGTTGCGTGAAGTATTTCTAAAAATGCTGGATGCTCTGTAGCACCCTGCCATCTTTCTGTTTCTATTTCGTATCCGTTTTCTAGTAAGTCTTTTCTTAAATTATATAGTCCATCTTTAAGAGTCTGTGTCATCTTTCACCCGGTTGAATATATCTCGGTTAGGGTCTTGACCATCTATATCGCCATCGAGATAAGCAGCAAAGAACGCTGCATAGTTAATTAAGTCAACTGCTGAATCGTGTAGTGATTCGTAGTTTTCTATATATTCTTTATCGTCTTTCATAGCATCTAAAACAGAATGCATACGATTAACTTTACCAGTCATAATATCTAAAATGGTTTGTGCACCATTTGGATAATAGTCTGCTTGTCGAATCCTAGATTTAGGATTTTGGTAGTCATTGCCTTTCTTAACAATAAGTTCGGCTGCGTTTTTAAGTATATCTAAAGGTTTCATAATTGTGTTATATTATACCATAGTTTCATTGGTTTGTAAACCCTTTTTTTGTAAAACTATTCCTGTTTGGAAATAAGGAATAATATCTACGTCAGGGTTCTGTTTGTGATAAGTGTTCATAAAGAATGTGTAAGGTAAATGTCTATGAATAAAAGAACCATAATATTCCATAGGATTATTTTGCATTACAATATCAGTAATCATTTTGTGTAGCAAATAAGGTTTTTTATTTTGTGTTGGGTCTTTAATCAGTGTAATAAATTTCCCACCAGGTTTTAATTTTGTAATTGCTTTATAATATAATTCATCAATTAAATCCCAGTAAGCTTGACCTCTTAAAACACCGGCATTTTTTGTGTCCTGATATTCTACATTTTTAAAATCTCTTTTTCTATAATCTCCATTTGGTCTTTCTGGAGAATCAGATTGTCTTCCACCTAATACTGGATATGGAGAACCTGTTATAATCATATCAACACATTCGCCTTCGTATCCTTGTTCATCTAATAAAGGAATTAAGTTTCTTGCATCTCCTTGTATAACTGTTCCTTTTCCTGTAGCAGTACCTCTATCATATTGTACTTGTACAGTTCTTTCTGTTATTTGTGGAAATTCTAATTCTATCCCAACACCATCTCTTCCAGCATTTATTGCTTCTACAATTGCTGTTCCTGTTCCTACTGTTGGGTCAAATATCACATCACCAGGTTTAGATAAATTTTGTATCGCCCATCTATAACCAGACCAATGACCCGGGCAGATGTGTGTGTCAAATCCGCCCTCAGGTTTTACATCGGGAAAGTAATATTTCTTTCTAGACAATTGTGTATAGTATTGATTGGTTGGTGTGTGATATATTTCTCCTAAAAAATTATCTCTACAATAACTACATGTACAATGATAATCATTTGGAACTGTTTCTCTATGATAAACCTTATCAGTTATTCCTGGTGTTTTATAAGTTTCAAACTGTGCCATATTTCTCCTGTAAAGTTTCTATTCTTACTCTACCTTTTCCTTTACCATGTTCAATATGATTTAGTACTTGCATAACATCGTAGCATCCTAAGTATTCGAATTGTAATTCAAAACCAACTGGTATTACATCAGCTTGATTTCTATATTCCTTAGTGTTATAACGAGGTCGATTTGACTTGAAAAATAAGAAATGTGTTATCTTTTGTTTTTGAAAATTCTGGAGGTAATCCATGTAATCGTGTTGTAGGTTGTACCAATAAGATGCTATTTCTTTAAAATCTATTTTCATATTTCTATATTTAACATCTGCTGCAAATTTACCTTGACCAGTTATACGAACAGCTTCATCTACATTTTCGATTACACTATCTTCTAAATATTCCGAATCTATATTTGCTCTACTCGAATATCTAGACTTATTTGCAAATCCTCGTTCACCTCTCCATTCGCTCCAATGGCGGTCATGCATTTCTTGCGTGACCTCTAATTTTAAACTATTAATGTAATCCCTAAACATATCATACCCATTATAAAACCAAACACACCTGCTTTTAACATATCCGTATTTTTCCATATATACGGAAATTGTTGTTGCAGTCTTTTCATTTCTTTATTATTCATATTATCTCCTGGCGGTCTCTAGGGGAATCGAACCCCTGCTTCTTCTTAGACAGAGAAGAGTTCTACCATTAAACTAAGAGACCCAATTTGGTGGAGCTGGAGGGAATCGAACCCACGACCTACTGGATGCAAACCAGTCGCTCTCCCAACTGAGCTACAGCCCCTGATTCCTAAAAACAAATTCAATAGCACGGTCAGCTTCTTTCTCCATATCCCGTTTTAAATACCAATTACCAGTATCGTTATCTAAAGTTCTGCATATATGTGCAACTTCTTTAGCAGTAATTGGATAACCTTTATTCAAAGCATTACCTGCTGTTGAAACCATTATTTGGTACATCTTAGCGTACCAACCTGTTCCTTGTATAGTTTTATATTCACTAACTTGTTTCTGATTTACAAATGGACAATCGTGATAACCAGTCCAAGTGTAAGATGTATTCTTTAATTGATTCTTTCTATGTTCTACTAAACCTTTTTGTATTGCTTCTGGTAATCTATCGAAGAAGTTATCCGATTGTTGATAATAAGGATGTGCTTCTAATAAACTGGAGACACCCATAATATCTCCATCGTGACTAAAGATAAAGTTGTGAGCCTTCTGATATTTTGCTGGGATGTAATACATTCTAGAAAGATCTTTTGTTTGTGCATCTGCTATATCTCCTATCTCTTTATTTAGTGCAAACCAAAAATGTTTTATTTCATCTTTTTCTACAAATCTATCCAATGGGAAAACTAATCTAAATCGTGGTTTGTCACGTGTAGAACTAGCAGTAGAATAACAAACATATCTAAACTTTTCGTATTTCTTTTCTATATCTTTTATATCACCGACAAAGTCATCCACATCGAGAATACCAAAACCGCCCCAAGAAACCACGTTATCGTTAGCACGAGTACTATCAGGCAAATATGTAGCAGGACTGATAAGAGGAGCTTCAGACTTTGTAGGATATTTGTCAGATTCGGCGAGTCGATATAAGATTGTTTCGAACTGGTCGAACGACTCATAATCCATTCTCTTATCCGTTTGGTTATCATAAATGTTATTAAAAATCGTACAAGATACCATAATTTCCACTGTGGTCTGGTGCTTCCCAATCTTCTGGTTTTGTAAGGTCAGGTAATCCTAATGGATTAGGTCGACCTTCTTTTACACCAACTTCTTTATTCATATTCGCTTTTAATACTTCGTCCCAAGCTTTATGTGCATCAACTTGAAATGAATCTAGCGTACCTATTGCAACAACACATAAATCTATAAGTGCATCTACAACTTCTTCACTGTCTGCATGATAGATTGCATTGTTTAATTCTGTTAATTCTTCTTTTAAAAAATCAGCCCTAAATTTTAGATATTCATTTCTTTGGTCAGGACTAGCTTTTTTAATCCAATCATGCACACCATATTTAGTTTGCATTTCATTAATATCTTTTACCCAGTCTTTACTCATGATATAATCTTTTTCTCCGGCAAAGCTATTTCACTTGTTGCATTTCTATGTTGTTCGACTAAATCTTCTATTGGGTCAACTTCAAACATAATATCTTGTTTTCTAATATTTACCCCATCTTTTGCTTTTGTGTAAGGCATGAACGGCATAAATCCTATTTTACCTTCTCCTGCTGGAATAAGAACAATAGCATCTTTTACTTTTTTTGTATCTGCATATTCTCCTATACTTACATCACCAATTATTTCTTCTCCAGAAGTTAGTCGGATTAGTTTTATATTTTTACTCATCTTTTTCTCCAATTTTGTGCGATCCAGTTTTAGACCAATCTTTGTACCATTTAGCACCATTTTGTTCTGCTTCTCTAAAGACTAAGTTAGTTATCATAATAGGAATTATAACACCAATGTGAATCCAAATAGAATAGACAATGCTATAGCTTTTCCAATCCATCCATGTCCAAGCAACAATACCAAAATATGCACTCCACATTATAAACAAAGCTAATGTAAAGTAAGCTTGGATTGATGGGTCGTGTATATGTCTTAATGGATTATATCTATTGTCCATAACTGATCGCCAGGAAAAGACAACAAACATAATAAATCGTTTAATATTTTTCATAAGCGTATATTATACCATAGTTTCATTGTGATGTAAACCCCCTAATTTCTTTAATCACTTGTGGTTCGAGTTCCGGATTATTCCACATACGGTTTAATCCACTAGGGTGTGGAACTTTTAAATGTTCTACATTGTTCTTTGTAAAATGTTTAGCTACGTCGTTTCCCATAGCTATTACTTTACATCCTATAATATGTTCTCTCCAGTTTGGATCGGAAATGTTTGTCCAAGTCCAATTTTTAATTCCAGCTTCTATTGACCATTTAGTTATCCTTTTTATCGTGGGTGATTTTTCTGGAGGATGATTACCTGGTTCTGTTCCTACGTATATTGTTTTCATGCAAAAAATAAATCTAATGTCATCTGCGGACTTGAGGTCCAACCGATGGGTTGTAAAATTGGTTCGATAGCATCTAAAAATGTTTTCTCGAATTGTAGTTCTCTGTCGATATAATCATCTAACCCAAACTCTTCTGGCAAATAGTCTGGGAAAGCAATTACATTTTCTTTGATTGGGTTTGGTTGCTTTAAGTAAATAAATTTTAGTTTGTCGCCATTTCTTAGGTTTGGATATTGCATTAAATTATTTTCTTTCCTAATCTTGTTGTAAAGTAAAGCACCACGCACGTGGATTGGTGTACCTTTTTTATAGATTGTACTTGTATCTGCATATCCAGTTATGTTCTGTGCACCACGTGGGAAAGCAATCTGATAAGGTTCTAAGGAAAAGAAATGTTCTTTAAACTGTTTTATAGCTTGCTGGACATCCGTTTGTTCTTTGGATATAATAACCTTAAAGATTTCTTTTAGTGCTTCTCTGCAAACTTCTGGTGTGGAACTTTTATTAGCTTCTACGCCAGTGGTTTTAATTTTAGGTACTTTGTATCTAACACCTTCGTTGTCTACAACGTTTAGTATATATCTTTTCTTAGCTAAGTATATTCCTCTGTCTGCTATCACTTCACGTTTCATAACCATTTTGTTAGCTAACCCACCATGTCTAGAATAGAAAGAATGGTAAGCACGTTCGAATACCGGTTCTAGTTTTTCTTGGCAAATAGTATCTAGGAAATCTATTTTGTTTTTAGGATTAAACTTTTCTACGAGATCGCCTAAGCCAACGTATAACGAATCTGTATCGATAGTAATAACATAATCTTTTTTAGTTTTAAGTAAATGATTTAAATAATCGTTAATAGCATTTTCGCCCCAACGGATAATAGCTTGGCCAGATAATGTAATAGCTTCTGCAATTCTTTGGTCAAAGAACCTAAAGTATCTATTACCAAGTGCACCATATAAACTGTTAAGTAGAATTTTGATAGACATTTGTTTGTTTTCTGCTAAAGATATTTGTCTTTGTAATTCAAATATAGTTTGTTTGTCATCTGCTTTTTGTAATTCTTGTTGGTACTTAATTTGATTCTTTTTAACTTCTACACGTTCATCGTACATCTCCTCGATGATTTTAGGAAGCACACCTTGTTTGGAAGTATCGAAGTGTTGACCACCAACTGCGATTGCAGTACCACCTGGTCTTTTTAACATTGGTTTAGATAGAACAGTTTCTACATCTAGTTCTGGACTATATTCGTTTAGTATAGTTTCTGGTGACATATTAAACTGCATAATGATACTAGGATATAGAGAGTTTAAATCGAAACTAACTACGTGCTTATGCATACCAACCTGTGGTTCTTTTACGTGACCACCAGGATAAGTGCCTTTGTCGCTTTCTACTGGGAATGGAACTATAACGTTATCCTGATATAAGTCACGATAGATAATTGAATCCCAAATCGCGGTGGTGCCAAACGTGTCGCTATAGTTAACACCACCACGATAAGCCATCGTCATGGCTAATGTAATTAGTCCCATCTTATCTTCGAATCGGTCTACAAGTTCTACATCTTTAATATTATAATCGATAAACTTTTGGTGGTCAGCTTTGTATAAATTGTTTAGAGAACCATGTTCTTCGTAAGATAGTTTTTCTTCTCCAAGTACTACGTAAGCAATATGGTTAAGAGAATAGGATTCTTGCTGACCGTATGCATAACCAAATTTCTTAAATACTTCCATATAATCCATTTGGGATATACCTTGGAAGTCGTATGTTTCGTCTCTGTTCATAGACTTGTAAGCAATTCTAGCTTCTCTACGTTCTACCATACCCCAAGGAGAAAGCTTTTTAATATTCTCTTCGCCAAGTTCTGGTCCAAATACTCTACGAATACGATTGACCAAATAAGGTATATCGAAGAACTTAGAGTTCCAACCAGTAATAACATCGGGCGTGTGCGAAGGTGTAGCCCAGTGGTTAATAAAGTCTATTAGTAATTCTTTTTCGTCTGCACATTTTTTGTAAACCACACGATTGGTTTTCATAATTGCTTTGGATGTATCGTAGTCGCCTAAGCCCCAAACATAGTAAGTGTTATCGATATTATTTTTAAGACAAATAGCTGTGACGACTTTAGCAGCTTCGGATGGTTCTGGAAACCCATCGTCGGATTGTACTTCTATATCGATTGTGGTCACGTTAATTTTGGATCGGTCGAATTCTATTTCGCCGGGGAATAAGTCGTTAACTAAGCAAGATTGGTAGCGTGTATTACCATAGATGTATCTTCCAGCAACGTGTTGGTTTTCTGAAATCCAATCTTTAGCATCACGCATGGAATCGAACTGTACAGGAGCTACTGGTTTTCCATCGAGGGATTTCCATTTAGTAGCTTTGTTAGTTCCTACGAAGAGTGTAGGTTTGTATTTGATTTTCTTTTGAACTCTTTTGCCATTTTCTATGCCCCTGTAGAGAAGCATATTACCATAGCGAGACACGTTTGTGTAAAAATTCATAATGTATATTATACCACATTTCAGCGGAAATGTAAACCCCTAGTTTAGTAAAGTAGTCAGCAATAGTACGAGGGCTATTTCCCACGGGATAAAAATTACTCCGATTGTTATTATATATTTCATATTGTTAGTTAAGGCGGGGAGAGCAAGTAGCCCTCCCCGATAATCTAATTCCTTAAAATTGACTTAACCATATTAGGAACGGTGCAGTACCTAAGCAAACTCCGGTCACGAATATGACTTCTATCATATCTTTTAAGGTCTTAGCGATTTCATGTTCAACCATGTAGGTTTTAATTTTAGTCATGATTTATCTCCAGTAAAAAGTTTTTACACAATCTACTGAGTGTCGCTAATTGAGAATTACCCTTTCAGGAATTCTTTCTTTGTTGATGCCCCAGCAGACCCTATTTTGATCTCCCTAGGACGCTTCTCTTCCGGAAGTTCTACTCTGGCATAAACCACGAGTATTCCATCCATCAAATCAGCACCGTCTATTACGACAAATTCTGAGAGGCGGAAGCTCTTCTCAAATTTGCGGGACGATATACCTTTGTACGCGAATTCACGTTCATCTTTAGGCATCTCACCTTTTATCTTAAGAATACCATCTTTGACCTCAACAGAGATGTCTTCTTTTTTGAAACCGGCTAAAGCCATTTCAATTAGAAACTTCTCCTCATCGATCTTCACCACATTGTGTGGTGGATAGTTATCTTTGCTTGACTTTCCTGCAGAGTGAATTCTCTCCAGTTCATCTAATAAAGGCTCAAAGCCTACGAAAAGCGAACGTGGTACGTTCAATGTATTTCTTACCATTTTATTTCCTCCTATAATAGCAAGGTTATGTAGAGAACCGGTCCAATACCGCATTCTTCGATTATATTTATACAAGATTAATCTTTAGATTGATTATTTCCTATATTATATTTTGGACATAATTCCCACTCTGACTTTTCTTTAAAAGGTATAACCTTTATTTGTCTGAGTGGTGCTACGTCCTTGGCTTGGGAAGGTTTCACCATAGTGACCAATCCCCAATCCGATAACAATGTAGTAATAGTATTCCTACGTTGTATATCATTCTCAATTAAGTTAGACGGTTTTCCATCTAACAAGAATAATTCTTTAAAATGTACTATAAAATATCTGCCTTGTTTATGTAGTATATGGCATGATTGAAATAGTTTATTATCTTTACGTGATGCGACCCCGATACGAGTAAGTGTTTCTCTAATCTTTAGAAAATCATCTGGCTCATTCAATGAGACTTCCAACATATCGTCGGGTGTCCATGGTCTAATTTCATTATTTTGTTCTTCCACCTTTTGTCATCCTATTTTTTATTTGTTTTATCTGGTCGCCGGTAAGAAGGGATAATACTGATTTTGCTTTTTCATTGCTATATCCATAGTATTCTTTTATGCAATCCAAATCTTCTATCTCTGATGGTTTAACCCATTTCGAGAACCTTTTTTTCTTTGTAATTATATTTATAAAAAAATGGTTTTGAAGGCGATTATCTAGGTGGTGATTTGCATTCATTTCATTTGCATATAATACAGTATCTTTAAAATGTGATAATGTTCTATTTACCAAGAATGGTTGGTATTCTTTTTCAGTTATATCATCTACAATTAAATCTTTCTTTGTAAAGTTAATTGCATTTATAAAATCAAACGGGTTCACGATACCCCTTTTCCTGATAGTGTTCTTGTATTAGTCTTTGCATTTCTATTACATCGTCCATTACTTGTTGGTGGTGTAATTTTGCTTGACGCGCCGCATCTTCTGCTGCAGCAATTTTGGCATTTAATCCATGTATCTTTTTTCTTGCTTTGTTTAGCTGTTCTTCAAGCTCTCTTACATTCTTTTTTAGAATTCTAATTGTTTCATCTTGTTTGTTTGTATACCCTTTAGTGTTCCAATCTACCATTATTTAAACTCCGTGTTTGCCATAATTTCTGTTAAACATGCTACAAGATTTAGTTCATGGTCTGCAACAAAACTATTTTTGTATTGATAATCTGCTAAGATAAGTACGAGTTGTGGAATAGATTTACTATCGACATATTCATACATTGTGTCATATAGTTTTCTAAATATAGCAGCAGGTTCGCTATCCATATTATCAGCAACCCATTGTCTCATTTTACGAAAGTCTTTTAATTTTAAAAACTGAATTAAATCGTCTATCGAATCATCGGCTAAATTAACCAATATACCACTATCGATAATACCACCGGAACCATATCTTTGCAATTCATTAATAACTCTACGCCAATCTGGTTGGTGTTTCATAATTAGTTCTGCAACTATCTTTGGATCGTGGTCAACCTTTTCTGCACCTAGAATAGTTTTAATTCTATTGTGGAATTGGTTGCATAGAACTGGCATATCTTTTTTAGCTATATTAAATTCTATAACTGTACATCTAGAATGCAGTGGTTGGATTATTCTATTCTTAAAATTACAAGTTAGAATAAATCTACAATTAGCAGAGAACTCTTCGATAAATCCACGAAGAGCAGGTTGGGTGGACTGGGGATTTAGATAATCTGCTTCATCTAAAATTACCACCTTGTATCCACCCGATAAAGATACAGTACTTGCGAACTGTTTAATTTTGTTTCTAAGTGTGTCTATATTACCTTCTTCACTACCATTTATGATTAGGTAATCTAAATCTAATTCATTGCAGAGCGCCTTTGCAACGGTAGTTTTCCCCACACCGGCCGTGCCGGTTAGAAGCATATTGTGTAGTTCACCTCCGTTAACAATTTGCTCAAACGTTGCTTTTATGTGGGAAGGCAGGATTGTCTCTGCAATCTTTTGTGGTCTATATTTTTCTACCCATAAAAATTCTGTCATAGTACTTCCCATCCTTCTACTGTATCTAATCTAAAAGATCTCCACGCAAGTTTATCTAACGCCCAAACTGGAAAGTGTTCCATTTGTGTTGCGCTAACTTTTATTTCTGTAGTAATTCCGTTTGCTTCAAGGATGGTGGAATTAAGTGTGCAGGGCATAACCCTAATTTCGCCTGTGTCAATTTTTCGAAATGTGACTGTGACTGTGCCTTTGTATAAGGCGGAGAGTAAATCGCTTTTCTCTTTAGTATTCATAATATATCCTTTTCAAAATAAGTGGGGCTAGGGTGGCCGAAGCCCCACTTTGTATGGTTATTTAGATTCTTCTTTAGAATCTTCTTCAGCAACTTCTGCAGCAGCTGGAACTTCACCAACTGGTGCTTCTTCTGCAGGCTTATTCGCCTCGACAAAGTTTACCAAATTGGTTCTTAACGCTCCGACTGTAGATAATTCTGTACCTTCGAAAGCGCCACGCTTAGAACATAGGTCAATGATTTGAACCATTGTTGCCATATCTCCTAGTGTGATTCCTGGTGCATCAGGTGCTGGTGCTTCATTTACATCTGTCATGATATTCTCCTATAGGTTTGACAAATTAAACACTCCATATCTGGCAGTGTTTTTCTTTTCATGTTATATTTATACATGAAACTCTGTTGAATTTTCTAATGCAATAAAATATTCTACTGGATAGTTTGCATTGGTCCAATTCGAAATCTTAGCGCTGGAGAGAGAAACATAATAATCTCCAGGTAATAGTTTTAAATTTCCGATATTAAAATCAAAGTTAAATCTATTTGGTACTTGGTTTTCTAATGTTAAATCTAAAGTATACACGTTTGCTGTAGCATCTTTTATATCATATACTTTAGCATATACTTTATCGTTTGATTCTCTAACAATACTTAAATCACTATGTCCAAGTACTGCAGCTGCTTGGTTAATTCTTTTTAGTTCTTCTTCGCTTAAACTAATACCAACTTCTGCATCTGGCATAGTAATAGCTTTAGATGGAGTTGTAAGTATTTCTGGATTAGAATAAAAGTAATCCACTTGTTGTAAGTTGTTTACAATATGCAGATTGTTTTCCATAAATTGTATATCTGGTTCTGGTATCATAGACAGAACAGATAAAAATTCGTTTAAATCATATATTCCAAATTCTTGTGGAAAGTCTTCTACAATATCTGCTGATGCCATAACTGTTTTAGATTCGGCGATTGTAGTTAGTTTCTGGCCAGGTTTTGCAACCAGGTTAGGATTAATAGTTGCAAAGTTTTTTAGAACTGCAATAGTTTCTTCTGACAATTTCATGTGTTATCTCCTTTTGTATATTTTACCTGACCTTGTTTGTCAAATTTACCAGGTCCTTTTGCTTTCTTATCTAGAGAAATCATAATCGAACTACCGATTGCAAATGTGATTACAAAGACAAAAATTAAGATTGTAAAAAATGTGTTAATCATAGGTCCATATTATACCATAGTTAAAGTTAAAAGTAAATCCCCTATTTGTAAAAAATGTGGTTTTCAATTTGTAATACATATTCTAAATGCTGAGCCCAATAAGGTAAAACGTAGTCTGCGTGATACCATAGTGCACCATCTGTGACATCAAAGCTAGTATCTTGCATTGCAATATCAGCAACACGAATAGCTTCTATCCAAGTTAGTGAATCTTTTGGTTCGTCAGATTTCCCATCACAGTACCAGCTAAACTGACACATTCCTCTTTTCGGTATTATTTCACCGGTCCAAGTTTTACGATATTCTTTTGTTTGATAAACAACACCACAAATATCATTTGGGAATTGTAAATCGAATACTCTATTTAAAGTCACGTTTGCAACCGCTAGTTTACCAGCAAAGGGTTGGTTTCCAGCTTCAAAGTAAATGTTTTGCGCTAAGCAATATCTATCTTCTTCATTTATAGATTGTGAAGCTTCTGATTTAGATGCTATTAAAAATACACATGCAAATACAGCAAGCGCTAAACTATATGTAAGATAATAAATTTTAATTTTTGTCATGTTCATGTAATGCGATTATTGCGTAGTGTAGTACTTTCTGCAGGTCCTTACGGTGGTCTGCAGTGGTTCCTTTTTTACCGTATCTCTGCGCATACTTTAAAATGTTTCCAATTGCAAATCCAATACCATGACCGCAATCAGATATAAATTCTGTAGATTGAAATTTGTTTTTAGAATAGTGACCAGTATAAGTTTGGTCTATATACGATTGAAGCTCTTTGATAAGAGCTCCTTCGCTAAATTTATAATTAATCTTCTTCTTCATAAATGTTTATTTCTTCCATTTCTTGTTGTTGCGAAGTGTCTTCCCCGTCGACAATAACGCCGGAGTCGACCTTCGTGTATAAATCTAAGAAAGCTTCTTTTGTATCTTCATCGAATCTAGAGATACAAAGGTCGATAGCTTTCATTCTATCGGTAAAGATAGAAAATGTTTGAACAATGTGACATAATCTTCTAGTAGAAATAACTTCATCAACACCATCGTCGAAGAATGTTTTTCTAATTATATCACCCCAAGTGACCAATCTGTCTACAAATTCATCATCTTGAATATCAAATTTATCCATGTGCTTTTTAAGGATTTTCTTTTCGATAGTAGCAGATGGGAATTTCTGGTCAACTGAGATTGTAAATCTTTCTAAGAAAGCTTCGTCGATGATAGAAGCTGCGGTAAATCTTCCATCTTCGGAACCTTTACCTTTTGTGTTAGCAGTAGCGATAACGTTAAAACCTTTTGCAGGTTCTACTGTTTCACCAGTTTTCTTAACAAGAACTGGTTTGCCCTCGAGCACACCTTGTAAACACATAATCTTGTTTGTAGCCCTATCGATTTCATCGAGTAGAAGTATTGCGCCATTTTCCATAGCTTTTAATACTGGACCTTTACAGAAAACGGTTTCGCCGTTAATAAGTCTAAA